ATTATCAGTCCCTCAAATCTAAGCGGGCGACCGTTTAGACATACCTTATCCAGTATCATATACTGACCTAGTTAGGTATGCGACTTTCATTCAGTCTTGGAGGTCTGCAGTTGCAGATTCTCTTTAAACATAAACGAATGTGTTAGCTCATTAAGAAGTTAGCATTTCCATAGTTGTAGTCCAATACTATCTTAATTTAATTAAGATATTTATCGGATCATGAAGGTGTAGGGTCCTGCCTTCAGTTTCAGATAATTAAGTGTTGGTGCGTTATATAACTATGGGTTATCCAAAAGAATTACCCATTATTAATATAACCAATGATTAAAATGCAAATTTATACTTTAGTTAAAAGATTAACTAAGTATCTATTCAACATTAAAGATCATGGCCCACTTAAACAGTTTTTGAAACTAACCTTCTCTTTATTAAAGTCTAATGGTACATTATATACTATTAAGTACTTTAAACAAGCGAGGTTGCATATTACTCGTTATATGGTTGGTAAACCATTATACAGTAATAATGCTAGAGTTTCATTAACTGCCGGTTTTCCAACCCGTCTCATCTTCCTTAAAGGTTTAATAGATTCAGGACGTTTATCAGAGATTAAATTTGTTTTAACTCTTTTAAACATTTCCAAATGTATTAAACCAAAGAAAGATGAACAACTGCCAATAAGTTATGATTCAATTACTGATCCATTTAGTGGTCCACGGGAATATACTATTCCTGTGTGATTCATTAAACGTTTCATTATTGATAATAACTTATACGCAGAGGTACCTAAGTATAGTCTAAAAGACTTTTACCTGAGTATGAAAAGTTCTCCGTCTGGACCTGCATTACTTAGTTGTTGAACAAGTATTGTTCACACTAATTATTACATGCTCCAGACCTTTCTTAACTTCTTTCACTTGAAATGACGATACTATGTAAAAACTATTTATCGAAACGTCTTATTAGACGATTTCTTTAATAAGTTTTACACGTTCGCTTTCAACAATTACGATAATTTGCCGAAAAAGGTTAATAAGGATAAAGATCCTTGTTACCATATTGGTAGATTAGCCGTGATTGAGGCTCCTGAGGGTAAGATGAGAGTTATAGCCACTTTGGACTATTTCTCACAAGTCTTACTAAAGCCTATCCATGATGAAATCTTTCGTAATCTACGAAAATTTCCTCAAGATAGAACTTTTACTCAGGATCCCTGAAATAATTGAGAGGAGAATGATTCTTCATTTTGATCTCTGGATTTGACAGCTGCAACGGATAG